TGAGCGTTTCTCGCCCGACCCAGGCCTCCATCAGGGCGCGACGACAGCGCCGGTCGGCTTCTTCCAGTGATACTGCCAGCGGAAAGCTTTCCGAGGAAACGCGCGCGGCCTGCACTGTTGTGCGGCGTGCCTCAACCGTGGCCGCGTCATATTCCTCATCGGCGCGCACCAGCTGCCATTTGAGCGCCTGGGGCAGTTCCGTCTCCTGGCCGCGGGTCAGTTCCATGACTTCGCCAGAACCGTTTGCAACAAGCTGATCAGGTGCAATGGCCGCAACAGCCGCCCGGCCGCGGGCTCGAAACACGATCCTGCCGCCGGTCTCGATGGCATCAAAGCCGAAATGCCGCGCGAGAGTGGCAATGGACGCGCGCGGGCTTTCCAGCGCAGACACCACGTAACCCGGCACGATGTCCGAAAGCTCGGAAACGTCCACCAACGCATCCGGCAGTCCCGCCGCCCGACAGAGATCCCGCACCAGCGCCCCGAGGCCCACGGCCCCGAGCCTTCCGGTCAGCCAGTGCCCCAGCCGCCAGTTCGGGGCGTCCGCCCAGATATCGACGCGCGCCGGAAAGTCGGGAAAGGGCCGCGCATCCCAGGTCCAGACGGATGCCTCGCGCATGTCGATCATCGGTTTGCCGGTGATACTGGAGACAGGGTTGTTGGCGGAATCCCCCCAATATCCCAGCATCGCCTCGAGATAGCGCCGCTGCAGGGCTTCGTCCTGCCAGCCGCGGGAGAAATACGGCAGCGCGCTCTCCGAAGACTTCGGGTCATAGAACACGTTGGGCTGGTTGGTGCCGCGATCGACAGCCGGGCAGCCGAGTTCGGTGAACCGGATGGGTTTTGATTCCGGCACCCAGGCGGTGGGGGTCGGATTCTCGACCCCGCCGGGGCGCTCAAAGTGCGGATTGCTCCACCATGCCCGGATGTCCTTGGGGCGGAAGACCCAGGGCTTGCCGTAGGCGGTATCGGTGATCGGGGTGCGAGTCTGGGAATTGCGGTCGGCCGTGCTGGCATAGAACCAGTCATACTGCTCCCCGCCTTCGATGTTGGCCTTAAGATAACCCAGATCCCGCACGCCGCTCCAGCCGGCCTGCACATCAAGATGATCGGTGCCATCCCGCCAGTCCGACAGTGGCAGATAATTGTCGATGCCGATGAAATGCACGTCCATTGAGGCCCAGAGCGGATCGAGGTGGAAAAACACGTCGTTCGAGCCATCACCGGGGTGATGGCCGAAATACTCGGACCAATCGGCGGCATAGCCAATGAGACCCGAGGTGACAGCAGCATTGGCCAGCGAGAACTGCACCGACGGGTTGGAGACCGTGATCCCGTCGGTCATGATGATCTGCAGCTGCACCCAGCGGCTGCCCGGCGGAACGGTTCCAGTGCCGCTGGTGGTCACGATGGTGTTGGTCGCGTCCGAATAGCTACGCTGGTCGAAAATCAGCGGCGCATAAGCGGGCATAAAATCCGGCGTGCCGTTTGCATCCGGCAGGCCAAAGGCGCGCAGCTGCAAATACGGCCCGCCCCAGACAAAATTCTGCACGGCCGAGAAATCCAGCGTGACCCCACCCGCGTCGATATCGGCAACCGAGATGCCCAGCGCCAGCAGGTCGACATTGACCAGCACCGTGCCGCCAGCACTGGCGGTACCGTCAAGTGTGGTTTGCGACGTCGCACTCGGCATGGCGCCGAAGACATCGGGGAAAGTTGCCCAGGCCGTATCGCCATAATCGATCACACCCGAGGGTTCATCGCCCGGGAAGGACGGCAGTTGCGTGAGCGGCTGGAAAGCGACGGTGTACGGAAACAGGCCGGTGGAAACCGTGACGAGGTTGGCCACATCCCCGGCGAGGCGCTTGAGTTCCGCAACGGCCGGATAGCTGGTGGCTCCATCGCGGATAGTCGTCAGCCCCTTGAGCTCGGAGCCGAGCAGAAAGGCATCGACCCCGCCGGCGGCCGCACAAAGATGCGCATAATGCAGGATGAAACGGCGATAGCCCCAGTCATTGCCGCCAGTCCATGAAACCGTCTCGCCGGAAACGGCAAAATCAGCCGCGGACGCATTCCCGAAAAACGCCGCGACCTGCGTGCCGGCAGCGGCGGTCTTGTCGATCGTGCCGAGAAACCCGGCCGCCGGCGAACAGGTAATGCGGCCCCGCCAGGGATAGGCGTCCTGACCCACCCCGGCCGCGTTGTCGGAATACGGATTGGGCAAGACATTTCCGGCCGGCACGTCCATCAACAGGAACGGATAGAAGGTCACGCGCAGGCCGCGGGCGCGGATCTCCTTTATCGCCTCGACAATGGTTGCATCGGACGGGGTGCCGCCAAAGGCCAGCTTGCCGGTGCTGTCCGTACTGATCTGGTGGGCAGCAGAACGACCGACCCCGTTCACCGACCAGGTGACAGGGGTGGTCTGCTTGGTCGCGTTCTCGACGCCAGGCATGATCTGGCAATTGCCCGCACGCAGATCCGTGCCGAACCATGAGACCACCAGCGACACGCTTTCGATGTTCGGGGCCGCGGACTGCAGCTGATCAAGCGCGGCCACGATGTCCGGCACGCCATTGGTCGTGTGCACATTCTCGGAGGCCGTCGTGCCGCCTGACCCGCGTGAAACCGGTGTCGTGCCATAGACAAACTCACCGGTGCCGGGGATCAGGGACACCGCCTTCAGCATGCCTTCAACCGAATCCGCCTCGATCAGCGGACGAAACACCTCGAAGGACAGCTGCGGGAGGCGGTTGCCGAACGCCGTGAGGTCCAACTCCTCGAACATCACATAGGCCGTGCCGCGATAGGCAGGTGCGTTGCCGGCACCCATCCTGGCCTCGATGAAGGGATCGGGCGTTTGCACCTCATCGCCCTTGTAGAGCCGCCACGTCACACCCGACAGATCCAGAGGCTTGCCGTCCGCCCAGACCCGCCCGATGCCGGAGATCGGCCCTTCGCACAGCGCCACGGCAAAGGACGCCGTGTAGGTATAGCTGGTGGTGGTGACCTTCGGCCCACCGCCCTTGCCCCCCTGGGTCGTGGTGCTCACGTGCTCGGTGAAATCCGTCGCCCATATGATGTTGCCGCCCAGCCGCATGCGGCCCCAGATGCGCGGGATCACGGCGCCTTCGGTGGAGGTGGTGACGGTCAGGTTCTCGAGCCGCGCGCCCTCGATGCGCTGGCCGGGGGTGAGCTGCGAGACGATCCAACTGTCGACCAGCGACCCCGCGAAGGCCCCCACCGCACCACCAATCGTGGCGGCCGACACACCAAGAATGGCCCCCCCGATCGAGGCGCCCAGCGCGGAACCGGCGGAAGCGAGAAGGATTGAGGCCATGGGTCAGGTCTTCGGTGAAACGGGAAAACGGAAGGCGAATGCGATGCGGCGCCGCCAGGGTTCGGTCAGCTCCTGCTCGATGACTCCGGTGCGCTCATAGGCATGGATGAAGTGATTGTTCGGCGAAACGATGCCTGCGTGCTTGGCGATGGCGCCGGTGCGCATGCGAAACAGCACCATGTCGCCGGTGCGGGCCTCGGTGACTGCGATCTCGATCATCGCTGCCCGTGCGGCCTCGGCCAGAACCTCATGCGGCCCGGCTTCGCCCCAGTCGCGGCTGTAGGGCGGTACCGGCATCGGTTCCGGGCCCACGACCTCGCGCCAGACGCCCCGGATCAGGCCGAGGCAGTCGCAGCCGACGCCCTTGACCGAGGCCTGGTCATGATAGGGCGTGCCGAGCCAGGAGCGCGCGGCCTTCACGATGCGGGCGGGCATGATACGAGCGGCCCCGCTGTGGGCGTTCCCACCATCGCGGTGGGCGTCCCCACTCGTCACAGCACGGCTCCCGCATTGCTGTCGCCCTTCGCGGCGTAGCGAATGACGGTGTCCTGACCCGGAATATGTGGAAAACCGCGGAAGTTGACAGCATTGGCGAACTTGGCCTTGCAGGTCTCAAACCGCTTGTCGCAGCCCGCGGCGATGTTGAAACTGTCGCCCGCGGTAATCGCGAGCACGGGGGCCTCCAACAGGGTGACCGTGACGTCTGTCGTCCTGACCTCGTGCGTCAGGACCTCGGCCTTGCGGCCCACGTTGGCGCCGGCGGTCCAGGTCAACGTGCCCAGCGCGAACCAGCCATCGGGAAAGGCTGAAAGGCCCGACACCGTGAAACTACGGTCACCCGCAACCGTCACCACGGTTCCAGCCCCCTTATAGGCCGGATCATTCAGATTCACCCCGCAGCGCGCGTCGCCCAGCGCCGCATCACAAGTCGCCTGAAACGTTCGCCCCACGGTCTGGTTCAGGACATGGGCAAGCGAGCGCATCTCGGCCACGAACGGCACTCGCCCCCTGCGCACCTGGCCGATGGCTCCCCGGCGCATCAAGATACGCTGGCTCACATCCCGCCAGTTCACGCGCCAGATCTCGACCTCGGCATTGTCCCAGCGGCCATCGAGGATGTCGGTCTCGGTGATAGTGGCTGAGGTCAGCACCCCTTCCGCATCCTGTGCGTCGACCGAAAGATCTGAACCGGTCCTGATCGCGGACGCGGTGAAGCCACTCTCGGGCTCGAAGGTCGTGCCGTCGAAGGTGAGCGGCAGGTCGTGATCGGTGAAGCCGAACACCTGCCCGTCCACGCGGGTCAGACGCCAGCACCAGGCCAGCGTCGTGGTGCCCTCGTCGAGATGGGCCTGCAGACTGGTGGGGAGGGTCTTCATTGCATCCTCCCGCAGCCCGCGTCGATCATGCGGATGAGGCGCGCGCCGGTCCTGACCGAGTGCGGCCCACCATCCTCAGCAAGCGCCGCTGCATGCGCCGAAACGGGGCGCTCAAGCCCCGCGCAAAGGGCCGAGTCACTGACGGCCACGCGCGCGCAGCCAGTCGCGAAGAACAGCGGGATCATCGCCCATGTCAGTCGTCGCATTGTCCATTCTCCGCCTTGTGGCATCCGCTGCTTCCCGATCCTGGCGCGCGCGGCGGGCCCGTTCCTCGGCAGCACCGCGTTTGCGTGCCTGTCGGATCAGGGCGGCAATACCGGCCATGACACCGAGGATCCCGAACAACAGTGCCACGATCTCACTCATCGCCTCGGAACCCCCGTTCGATCCGGTCGCGCAGGCCGATCAGACCGAGGCCGAGGAAAATCAGGCCCGCGGGGGACGCATCGCCGGAGCCTGCGAGCAGGGCCACGAGGCGGGACAGTTCGCCAAGTGGGCCGGTTGCGGGCAACGCGACGGAGGCAATGCCGGTGAGCATGGCAAGCAGCCCCGCCCACCATGTCAAGGAATTGGGTCGGACGTAGCGCATGGGATCAGCTCCTTCCAAACAGCCGGGAGAGGATGGCGGCGAGGCGGGCGAAAAGTCCGTTTGGCGTATCGGTTTCGGTGGGGAATGGCGGCGGTGCTGGCGAAGGGCGAAGTAGCGAAAGGGCCTGCGCCTCGGTGAGCCGTCGGATCGGTCGCGAAAAATCAACCCGCCCATGCGCATCCACACCCCAGACGGGGATCGGGTCTGTCGGATAACGGCCATAGCGGAACAGGTCCCGCTCGGCCTCGCGGCGCGGGATGACCGAGGCCGGCCTGCGCCAGTACAAAAACGCGTTGGCAGCCGCCGTCGGGTTGCCCATATTGAGATGCCGGGTCAGCACCGCGCGAGCAATGCCGCCAGTGTTGTAATGGAACGAGACCAGTGCATCGAATTCGTGCGGCTTGAGCGGAACCGTAACGGCGCGCCGCACCTCGGCTTCGTAGATCCTGATGTCCTCGCGGAACACCCGGAAAGCCTCGTGGATCGCGGCGTCCAGATCATCGGGCATCCCGCGGGGCATGGTGCCGGGATCCGGCGCCCCTGCGGCCGCCGTATGCCCGATGCCGAAGGTCCAGGTGCCGGTGGCATCGCGATAGGGCACGGGTACGATACCCTCGTGCCGGGCAAGGGCGATAAGGCCCCGGTCTGTCATTCTCATGTTCATCTGCG